ATGAAACTTTTAATAGAGTTTCTAGTATAAGTGCCACCGGCGATTCAATAACTGTTTCAGGAATCACTACAGTTACTGGTGTTTGTGATGGTGCTGTAGGAATTGCAACAAATCTATCATTTAGTATCGGAGTACCGAAGATTAGGAATACTGATAAAGGATACTTATATGCTGAGTTACCTAATTCAAATGTATCTCAAGTAGATTTAAATGACTCTATTTTAACTTTTAGCGCACAGTCTGCAAGTCCTAAGATTTCAATCTTTGGCAGTCCAATAGTCCTTTCAGTATCAGATTTTTCTTTACCTTCAGGATTAACAACTGCCTTATTCACACCATTCGATGAAGAGCGTTACTCTGTGCATTATGATGATGGCACAACAGAATCTTTAACATTCGACCAATTTTCTTTATCAAATAATCAAGTAACTTTATCAAATCTTACTAGCGGAAAGACAACATCCACAATTAATGCAACATTTATTAAAAATGGTGTGCAGAGCAAGCAGAAACAATATAATCGTAGCAAAGTTTTAAATATAATTTATTCAAAGTATCCAGAATCTGGAAGTGGTATTAGTACTTCTATTGATGATGGTCTTGAGTATAATCAATATTATGGTCTAAGAGTTCAAGATGAAGAAATTTCTCTAAATTATCCAGATGTTTCAAAAGTCTTAGCAGTCTATGAATCTTTGGATACATCAAATCCATCTCTAGATATCTTGTCATTTAGTTCAGTTTTAAATATTGGTGGAAATGCTATTATTGGTGAGAACATTTTAGGATCTGAAAGTGGATGTATTGCTAGAGTCGTAACAAGGTCTACAAATAGTGTAGGAATTGTTTATCTAAATTCGAATAGATTTAATACCAATGAAGTTGTAACTTTTAAGGAATCAAATATTTCTGGTGAAATAGATACTCTAACTTTAGGAAATTATAATGATATTACAAATAGATTTATTTTAGATAAAGGTCAGAGAGAACAATATTATGATTATTCTAGACTTGTTAGAAATGAAGGAGAAACAGAGCCTTCTAGAAGAATTTTAGTAGTATTTGATTATTACAGTGTCCCCTCAACAGATAATGGAGATGTATTCACTGTAGCAAGTTATAATAAAGAGCAATTTTCATCCGATATTCCTTCAGTTGGAAGTAATAAAACTAGAGTATCGGATACTTTAGATTTTAGACCAAAAGTTTCAGTTTTTACTACAAATACTTCATCACCATTTGATTTTTCTAATAGAAACTTTAGTTCTTCAATTAAATTAAATTTAACACCAAATGAGAGTACTATTATTGGATATGACTACTATTTGGGTAGAGTTGATAAAATTTATTTAAGTAAAACAGGAAAATTTATTTATCTAGAGGGAGTTTCTTCTCAAAATCCAAAATCACCAGTAAAAACTGATGATTTGATGGAGTTGGCGACAGTCACTCTCCCACCATATTTGTATAATGTCAAAAATGCAATATTATCTCTTGTAGATAATAGAAGATATACTATGAGAGATATTGGTCTCATTGAAAATAGAGTTAAGAATCTTGAAAGAGTAACTTCTTTATCACTTTTAGAATTGAGCACTCAAACTCTACAAATACAAGATTCTGAAGGATTTAATAGATTTAAGACTGGTTTTTTTGTAGATGATTTTAAAGATACCTCAAGAATAAACAATTCTTTCTCTTCTATTGAAATTGATTCTGATTTCCAAGAAATGAGACCTGTTATTTCTAGAAACAGTTTAAAAAATTATCTTGCACCATCTGTAAATACCTCCGATGAAAATATAGATTTATCGACAAATTATCAATTATTAGATTTAAATACACAAAAAACTGGACCTACAGTTTCTCTTAAGTATGAATCTGAAAAGTGGATATCACAACCATTTTGTACTCTGAGTATTAATAGTCAGGGCATAATAGCACCTCAAGTAGAAAATGTAAATCCATTCCATGTAGTAACTTACACTGGAACAATAAAATTATCTCCCGAAAGAGATAACTGGGTCAGAACTCTTCAGTTACCTGACAAAACAATATCAGTCACTGACTTTGTACTGATTGAAAGAAGTCAAGTTGAGGTTACAAATAGAAATAGAAGAGTAGCTAATTGGGATAGAAGAGGTCAAATTGAAAGATCTATTCAAGTATCCCAAAATGTTAATGACACAACAAGAAGTTCTACTACTAGTTCAAGTGTTACTAGACTTATAGAATCTAGACCTGAAGAATATATGAGATCTAGAAACACTGAGTTTTCTATTTCAAATTTAAAACCTTATACTAGATATTATCAATTCTTGGATGGCAATGGATCAGTAGATTTTATTCCAAAACTCATTGAGATTTCAGACAGCGCATCTTTACAAAATTATGGTGCATCTTCCGCATTTGAAATTGGAGAAACTGTTTTTGGATATGATAGTCAAAATAATAAAATCATTTCCTTTAGAGTTTCTCAACCAAATCATAAATTTGGTCAATATAATTCCCCAACAACAACTTTTAATGTAAATCCATATATTAAATCTGAATCTATAGCAAATGCATATAGTGCATCATCAAAAGTATTAAATGTAGATACTTATTCACTTTCAGAAGAAACTCAAGGACTTTATTCAGGATTCCTTGTCAAAGGTGCAAAACTTGTTGGTCAAACAAGTGGATCTATTGCATATGTGAAAGATTTGAGATTGATATCTGACAATTTTGGAGATTTAATAGGATCTTTTTTCATTAGAGATCCAAACACGACACCTGCACCTGATGTAAGAATTAATACTGGAAGTAAAACATATAAAGTTACTTCCAGTTTAACGAATGAAACTTCAGCATCTGGAAGTACATTAATATCATCAGCAGAAACTAACTATGTTTCTGAGGGAACATTAGAGTTATATGAAACTACTATTACAAATACAACTACATTTACAACTACAAGAACAACAACTACAACAATAGCAAATGTTACAACCGAGTTTTATGATCCTTTAGCACAATCATTTAGTGTTGGTGGAAGTGGAACTCAAAATGATGATGAGGATGGAATATATTTAACTGATATAGACCTTTATTTTTATAGGAAAGATACTGCAAATAATCCACTAACAGTTCAAATAAGAACTATGGAGTTAGGAACTCCAACACGAACAGTGATTGGAAACTCAGTAACACTCAGACCAAATCAAATTAATATATCTGACGACGCATCTGCAGTAACAAAAGTGACATTTGATTATCCAATTTACCTTGCTCCAGGATTAGAATATGCAGTTGTTCTTCTTGCACCTGAAAGCGTAGAGTATGAAGTTTTTATTGCTGAAATGAACAAAAAAACTATTCAATCTACAAATCTTCCAAATGCAGATTCAGTTGTATACACTCAGCAATTTGCATTAGGAAGTCTATTTAAGTCTCAAAATGGTTCAATATGGACAGAAAATCAAAATCAAGATATGAAGTTTACATTATATCGCGCAAACTTTGTAACTAATACTCCATCTACAGTATACTTCTATAATCCAACACTCAATGAAAGTAATGGATACATTAAAAATCTTCAAAATAATCCATTAACAGCACTTCCTAGAAAATTAAGTATCGGTATCACAACTACTACCGATGCAAATGTGATTGGCATCTTAACAGCAGGAAGAAAAGTAAGTGAAGATATTAAGACTTACAATTATGGATACATTGTAGGAACAGGTTGCTCAGTGTCTTCTGTTGGTATAACAACCGGTGGATTTAACTATGTAACAGATTCTAATGTATCAACATTCAACATTATTGGTAATGGATCTGGTCTCACTTTAAATATTACTAATGTTTCTGCAGGCACTTCTGCAATATCTGCAATTAGTGTAGTAAATCCAGGAAATGGATATTCAATTGGAGATGTTGTTGGTATTGTAACTTCTTCAGTTTCCAGAAATAGTGGAAGAGATGCGAGGATAACAATTACTGGAAACAATGGTGGAATTGATACGCTATATCTCAGTAATGTCCAAGGAGAATCATTTACTGACAATGGAACTGCAAAATTAGTCTATTATGATGATTCCAATAATACGGTTACTATGGGATCTACTTTTATCACAAGTTCAACTCCTACTGGTTCTTTATATAGTGGAAACTTTGTTAAAGTGAATCATTTCAATCATGGAATGTATTCACAAAATAATAAAGTTAAAATTTCTGGTGTTTTACCGAATGTTACTCCAACTACACTGTCCCAGTCTATAACTGCATCTTCTACTTCAATTTCAGTTGCGAGCACTTCTAACTTTGACACTTTTGAAGGAAAAGGAGTCAGTAATACAAATCCTGGTTATGCAATTGTAGAAAATGAAATTATTAAATATGAAAGTGTTGGATCTGGAACACTAGAAACAATAGCAAGAGGTCAATTATCAACACTCGCTATTCCTCATGATACTAATACTCAAATCTATAAGTACGAATTTAATGGTATTTCTTTGAGAAGAATAAATACAACTCACGATATTAGTGACTTTGGTTTAGACATTGATAGTTATCATATTGAGATTGATAGAACTGATACAACTTCTGATGTAGATAGAAGTATTGATAACACACCTACAAATTATCCCCAACTTTCATTTACAACTGAATTAAATTCTGGAGGAAATGGTGTATTTGCTACAGAAAATATTCAGTATGATTCTATAATTCCATTCTATAGAATTATATCACCAACTGATGCAACTTCAGTCTCTGCAAAAATCAGAAGTGTGAGTGGAACTAGTATTTCTGGTAGTGAAGTATCATTTAATGATTTGGGTTATGAAGATATACAATTAAATTCTCTTAATGAGTTGTCTTCTACAAGAATTGTTTGCTCCAAAGTAAATGAAGATACATATTTAACTGCACTACCCAGAAATAAATCCTTTACTACAGCAATTACTTTAGAAACAACAAATAAGTATGTTTCTCCACAGATATTCTTGGATAACTGCTTCACCGATTTCCATAGTAACAGAATTAATTCTCCAATATCCAATTATTCTTCTGATAATAGAGTTAATTCATTTATTGAAGATCCACATTCTGCAATTTATGTATCAAATACAGTTAGACTTTCACAGTCCGCAACTTCTTTAAAAGTTATATTATCTGCTTATAGACATTCTTCTGCAGACTTTAGAGTATTATACAGTTTGATTAGACCAGATTCTAGTGAAATTGATCAAGCATTTGAATTATTCCCAGGATATGATAACCTAACTATAGATAATAATAATGATGGATATCTCGATGTTGTAGATCCTGCAAATAATAGTGGATTACCTGATGTATTTGTTCGCTCAAGTAGAGAAAATGAATTCTTAGAGTATGAGTTTTCTGCCAATAATCTTGGAGAGTTTACTGGATATATTGTAAAAATTGTAATGTCATCCACAAACCAAGCGTATCCTCCAAGATTTAAAGATTTAAGGAGCATTGCAATCAGATGATGATACCAGTTAAAGGTCACCCAAATTTATACAGAGATGAAGAGTCTGGTGCTATTGTTAATTGTGACAATACATCTTATAATCAATATGTAAACAGTTTGAGTAATAGAAAAACTCAGAGGAAAGAGTTAGATGAAATGAAAAAAGATATTGAAGAAATTAAGTTTTTATTGAAGGAGATTATAAATGGATCCAAATGAAATAAAACTAGAATCAATTGATAAATTATTTGAATATGAAAAACATTCTAGGGTTATTGATAACTTAACTGAAGATGAGTTAAGAATTTTTGCAAAATTATATTTTAAGTTATATTTGAAGCAACAAGAAGTTGTTGATGCATTAGCAAAAATGTAAACATAAATAAGAAGTAGAAGTAGATCTTAGAAAAATAAATGGCAGCAGTATATGTTAGCAATCTTGTAATTAATTCTGGATCTGATTTTTCTCAGGGTTTTGATTTAGAAACCTCAGATACAAATTCACCCTTAAATCTTACAGGATATACAGTTTCTGCTCAAATGAGGAAATATGCTGGAAGTTCTACAGCAATTACATTCACATCTTCAATTCCAGAACCGGAAAATTTAGGAAAGATACTTATTTCATTAACTTCATCACAAACAGTAAATTTAAAACCTGGTAGATATGTATATGATGTTGTAATAACTTCAGATGAACTTAAAACTAGAGTAATTGAGGGAATGGTCCTTGTAAGAGAAGGAGTTACTAAATAATGTCTGACATAAAAGTTAGAGTTGGGCAACAAAATGCAGTTAAAGTACTCTCATCTCTTTCAGGAGCATCTGCATTTGTAGAAAATGCAAGAAATGCAGAAAATGTTATTGGAGGTATAGCTTCGGTAACACAATTAAATGTTTCTGGCATTTCCACATTTGCAGGTATATCAACATTTAATAGTGATGTCTATATTGGTGGAGACTTATATGTTGCTGATGATTTAGTTTTTGATGAGTTTACTGCAAGAAATGCAAATGTTACAGGAATTCTCACTGTTACACAATCAATTTATTATCCACCAGGAGAATCTTTTGGAGTTGCATATTTTGATGATAATGATCAATTAGTTTCTACAGGATCAACATCATCTGCAATTAGTGAAACTAACTACATACTTTCAACAAATTCATCAGGAGTTCCATCCTGGTCAAATGTAATCGACGGGGGAGAATACTAATGTCAAAACCATCCAGCAGACAAGAACTTATAGATTATTGTTTAAGAAGACTAGGTGCTCCAGTTTTAGAAATTAACTTAGCAGATGATCAGATAGATGACCTAGTAGATGATGCGTTACAGTATTTTAATGAGAGACATTTTGATGGTGTAGAAAGAATGTATCTAAAATATAAGATAACACAAGATGATATTGATAGAGGGAGAGGAAGAGGAACAGATGGCGTTGGAATTGTAACTACAACAGGAACAGCAAATATTAGTGGTATTGGAACAAATAATTTTAATTTTTACGAATCTTCAAATTTTATCCAAATTCCAGATTCAGTGATAGGAATTGAAAAAGTTTTCAAATTTGACACTAGTTCTATTTCTGGAGGAATGTTTAGTATTAAATATCAATTATTCTTAAATGATTTATATTATTTTAATTCTGTCGAACTACTGCAATATGCTATGGTTAAAAGTTATTTGGAAGATATTGATTTCCTATTAACTACTGATAAGCAAATTAGATTTAATAAAAGGCAAAACAGAATGTATCTTGATATTGATTGGAATGCTCAGAGTAAAGATACATTTATTGTTATTGATTGTTATAGAATTTTAGATCCAAATGATTTCACAAAAGTATATAATGATAGTTTTTTAAAAAAATATTTAACTGCACTGATGAAAAGGCAATGGGGACAAAACTTAATCAAATTCAGGGGAGTTAAACTTCCGGGTGGAATAGAACTAAATGGAAGGGAAATTTATGAAGATGGTGAAAAAGAAATAGAAAATATATTGCAAAGAATGTCCATGGATTATGAACTTCCACCCTACGACTTTATTGGATAATGGCACTCAATCCCTTTTTTTTACAAGGTTCTCCTAACGAACAAAGACTTGTCCAGGAGTTAATAAATGAACAACTCCGTATTTATGGAGTAGAAGTCATTTATATTCCAAGAAAATTTGTAAGAAAGGAAACGATTATAAGAGAAGTTTCTTCATCAAAATTTGACGATAATTTTGCCATTGAGGCTTACATTAATAACTATGATGGATATACTGGACAAGGTGATATTTTAAGTAAGTTTGGAATGAGTTTAAAAGATGAAATAAGTTTGATAATATCAAGAGAAAGATTTGAAGATTTTATTATACCATTTATAAATGTAAATGATCCAGAAATAGAAATTGCTTCTAGACCTAGGGAAGGTGATTTAGTATATTTCCCACTAGGGCAGAGATTATTTGAGGTAAAATTTGTTGAACATGAAAATCCATTTTATCAATTGGGAAAACTATATGTTTATGAACTTAAGTGTGAATTATTTGAATATGAAGATGAAGTTATTGATACAACTATTGATGAAATTGATACTCAGATTAAAGATGAGGGGTATATTACAACACTACAACTAATTGGATCAGGATCTACAGCATCCGCCACTGCCACAATTAACACTGGATATATTAGAGAGATATTTTTAAATAATGATGGTTACAATTATACTTCAACACCCACTGTTGCAATTTCATCAGCACCAATAGGTGGTCAGAATGCTAGTGCTGTTGCTATTACGACTTCTAAGGGAGGAGTTTATTCTGTTCAGTCTATTATACTTACAAATGCCGGTGCAGGATATACTACAATTCCATCAATTTCTATAGTTGGTGGTGGTGGAACTGGCGCAATTGCCACTTGCTCTATTGAAACTAATACAAACGGAATTACAAGATTTGTTGTTGTAGATGCAGGTGGTGGGTACGTAAATTCACCATTAGTAAGTATTGCAGGATCTGTTGGAACTGGGCAAACTGCATCTGCATTGACAGTAGTTGGTTCTACGCAAACAATTTCTTCTATTAGGGTTGTAAACCCCGGTGCAGGATATACTGAAGCACCCACTATTACAATTGCTCCACCACCAATTCTTTCCGGAATCGGTACTTACTTGTTTAATGAAGAAGTAGTTGGATCAGTTTCCAATACTAGAGGAAGAGTTAAATCATGGGATTTTAATACAAAAATACTTAAAGTATCTTTTGTCGATAATACTGCTACAAAACAATTTTATCCTGGAGAATTAATAGTTGGTTCCGCTTCTAGTGCGATATATTTAGTCAAATCTTATGATACCTGGGATCAGTATGATAAATATAGTGAAAATATAGAAATTGAAAATGCAGCCGATAGCATCGTAGATTTCTCCGAATCAAATCCTTTTGGTACATTTTAATGCTAGGTAAATACTATTATCACGAAATTATTAAAAAAACTGTTATTGCTTTTGGAACAGTTTTTAATGAAATTTATATAAGACATAAGGAATCATCTGGAGACAGTATCAGCGAAATAAAAGTACCTCTAGCTTATGGACCAATTCAAAAGTTTTTAGCACGTATACGACAACAAGCAGAATTAAATAAACCAATTGCAATGACATTACCTAGAATGTCATTTGAGATGACTTCTATTCAATATGATTCTACAAGAAAGTCTGGTGTAACTCAAACTTTTAAGGCAATAGATGGAAATAACCTTAAAAAAGTTTTTATGCCTGTACCATATAACATAGGATTTCAGTTAAATATAATGACTAAATTGCAAGATGATTCTTTACAAATAGTAGAACAAATACTCCCATTCTTTCAACCATCATTTAATCTAACTGTAGACTTAATAGACTCAATTGGCGAAAAAAGAGACATTCCCATTGTTTTAGATAGCGTTTCTTTCACTGACGATTATGAAGGAGATTTTTCTACTAGAAGAGTTTTAATTTATACTCTTAATTTTACTGCTAAAACATATTTGTTTGGTCCGATTGCAGATTCTACAGACGGACTCATTCGTAAAGTACAAGTTGACTATTACAATTCTACAGATACTACAACGGCAAAAAGAGAAATGAGATACACTGTTACCCCAGATCCAATTGATGCTGATCCTGATGATGATTTTGGATTTAGTGAAGTTTGGGATACTTTCAATGATTCCAAAACCTATAGTCCAACACAGCAAGAAGATCTTTGATATGTTATGACTAATAACTATGAAGGGTTAGATTCTGCACTTAACATTAAAAGTGATATTGTTGAGGTAGAAAAAATAAAAGAGGAATTGAATATATCTCCAATAAAATCGGATGATATTAAAAAAGACTATGAGTACACTAGAGCAAATTTATATTCTTTGATTGAGAAGGGTCAGGAGGCAATCAATGGAATAATGGAACTTGCTGGGGAAGGTGGAAGTCCCAGAGCATATGAAGTTGCCGGTCAACTTATAAAAAGTGTCGGTGATGTTACAGATAAACTTATAGATTTACAAAAGAAACTTAAAGATGTTGAGGAAGAATCTGTAAAAACAACCAATAATGTAACAAATAATGCAGTCTTTGTTGGATCAACATCAGATCTTTCCAAATTATTAAAACAAGGTTTTCTAAATAATAAAGAATAAATTAATTTAAATGGGAACACTTCATCATTGGTTTAAAGGTTCTCGTTCTAAAAAAGGGAAACCTGGATGGGTTCAAGCAGATGGTTCTCCATGTGCCAATGAACCAGGTGAAACTAAAACTCCAAAATGTTTTAGTAGTGGAAGATTAAAGGCACTAAAAAAGAAAGGTAAAAAAGGTGAGTCTTTAATTAAATCTGCAGTTAGAAGAAAAAGACAAAAAGATAAAAGTCAACAAGCAAAATCTGGTGGGGCAAAACCGACAATGGTTTCTACATTCGCCAAGGGTAAAAAAGATCCCAATTACGTAAAAGCAGAACCAGGAATTAAAGAATCAATGGAAATTAACGAAGCAAGAAAAGACAAACCTGGAAAAGGTAGCGGATCTAAAGATGCTTGCTACCATAAAGTAAAATCAAGATATTCTGTTTGGCCAAGTGCGTATGCTTCTGGAGCACTGGTTAAATGTCGCAAGGTTGGTGCCGACAATTGGGGAACAAAATCTGAAGAGACTATTGTTGATGAAGCAAAAAAGTGTTGGCCAGGATATGAAAAGAAAGGAACACAAAAATTATTTGGTAAAACATATAATCGTTGTGTGAAAGCAAATGAAGAAATGGAAATGGTAAGATATTGTCCAAAGTGTGAAAAAGTTGAAACAAGAGCAGAATGTAAGTATGGTCCAAAATACTGGGATATGTTTTCTCAACCCGCATTATTTTCCCCCAATCAGAAAAAATACAATATTGCTACAGTTCATCCTGGAAATTTTCCAGAATCATATGACCATGAGCATTCGATGATAAGATCTCAACTTTCAACCATTGATTCGGCTGTAAAGAGACTTCGTAAAAAAATGAAGGGTGAAGGTAACGTAGAGGCATGGGTACAATCAAAAATTACTAAGGCATCTGATTACCTTGATTCAGCTGCAGATTATGTTGATAGTGGTGAAATGAAAGAACAAGTTAAACCTGCGGATTATGAACCATTTTCTAGAAGAGTTAACTCTGCTATGGTAACTAAAAATCCAAAAGTTAAAATTCAAATTTTGAAATCTGCTTCAAAATTATATCCAAAGTCTAAAGATCTTCCTTTAGCAGATTCTTATGAATATTCAAATTGGAGAAAAGATTTTGGATTATCAGAAGATTGGCAGAAAGTCAATCGCAAAGACAACACTGATGGTTTAAGTCAAAAAGCAGTAAATGCTTATCGTCGTGAAAATCCAGGTTCAAAACTTCAAACTGCAGTCACTGAAAAGAAACCAAAAGGAAAAAGAGCAAAACGTCGCAAAAACTTTTGTAGTCGTATGACCGGAATGAAAAAAAGACTAACTTCTGCAAAAACTGCAAGAGATCCAGATTCAAGAATCAATAAAGCACTACGCCGTTGGAACTGTAACTAAAATGAAATCTTTTCAACAATTCATTTCAGAATCTATTAATATCGCAGGAGATTTTAATGGAAATCTCTACATGAACTCTTCCCAACCAGCAGAAGCAAAAGAATCTTTTCTTGCCGATGTTGTATGGGAAGGTAAAATATACCGTTTAGAAGTAGAAGGTAGAATGATGAGCAAAAATGAACTTACAGAGAATCTTCAAGATCAGTATCCCGGTGCAATTGTTCATAACATTTATCCCACTACACAAAGTTCAATAACAGTTAAAAACGCACAAAGATATAGACCAGAAAGATTATCGTGGAGTGATTGATTCATGGCACAGTTTAATAAGAATGAGCAGGACTTTCTAAATCAAGAAAGAACACTGTTTGAAGTGAATATGATCGCCAATAAGAACGGCGAAGTAGTTGCAGTTGATAATCCATTTCCAGTATCTCTTGCAAATAATTTCGGATTAGATTTATTTGGAAGACTAAAAGTTTCCCAACCATATACAATCTTTGATAATGTAAATCGTTATGACCTTGATGGACAATTTAGTGATGTTATTCTTGGTGCTGGTTCTACCGTTGGTATTATAACCGCACAGAGTTCATCAACACTTGGAATTGGAACAACTGCAGGATGTTCAATTATTCGTGAAACCAAAAGAGTATTCCCATATCTACCAGGAAAATCACTTCAAGTATTACAAACATTTGTTCTAAACCCAGCAAAAACAAATCTGGTTCAGAGAGTTGGTTACGCATCATCAGAAAATGGTATAATGTTGGAACTGAATGGTTCTCAAATTAATATCATCAAACGCACAGGAATTTCTGGTGTAGGAACCACAGTTACGGTTCCACAATCCCAATGGAATGTAGATAAACTAGATGGAACTGGTGCAAGTGGAGTTAATCTAGATTTAACAAAAGCACAAATACTTTTCACTGAATATGAGTGGTTAGGTGTCGGTGCAGTGAGAGTTGGATTTATTAATCAAAATGGAGACGCACATATCGCACATATCTTTAATCACGCAAATATTCTTGATAGTGTTTATATGACGACTGCGACACTTCCAGTTCGTTATGAAATACTTAATACTGGTATTACAACTTCATCATCTACGATGAAACAAATTTGTGTATCAGTCCAATCTAATGGTGGATATGAAAAAAAAGTTGCAGAAAGTGTTGCAAGAATGACTACGACAACTAATGTTGGGACATCATTTGAACCTTTGGTAAGTATTCGTCTTGCACCAGGAAGAGAAGATGCAGTCGCACTTTTAAAACAATACTCGGTTCTTCCAACATCTGCAGATAATTTTGAGATAGCAGTCATTAAAAATGCAACCTTAACTGGCGCATCTTGGGTTTCATCAAGTTCTCCAAATGTTCAGCAAGATGTTTCTGCAACTGCACTAACTGGTGGAACTATCATAATGCAAGATTATGCAGTTGCAACAAATCAAGGCAGCAGTCGTACTATGCAAGATATTGATTACAACTGGGATTTGCAACTTGGAAGAACACAAACAAAGGTGAGTGATACTTATACACTTGCTGCAAGAGTGTTGAGTGGAACTGGAGATATTATTGGTGCTTTAAGTTTCTTTGACCTAACATAATATTATGACAATTCAAGATATTCAACTGAATCAGAAAGACGCTTATCTTTCTAATCCAAATTTAAAGAGAGCAAATACTGCTATTCAGTGGACTGAAGAGCAGGTTATAGAATTTCTTAAGTGTAAGGAAGATCCGGTATATTTTGCAAGAAACTATATTAAAATTGTTTCTCTGGATCACGGTCTTGTACCATTCAAGATGTATCCATTTCAGGAGAAGTTAATATCAAGATTCCATGAGCATCGTTTTAATATTTGTAAGATGCCCCGCCAAACTGGTAAAAGTACCACTTGCGTGTCTTATCTTTTACATTATGCACTCTTTAATGATAGTGTAAATATTGCAATTCTTGCAAACAAGGCATCGACCGCCCGTGACCTCTTACAACGCCTTCAACTTTCATATGAGAATTTGCCCAAATGGATGCAACAAGGAGTCTTACAGTGGAACAGAGGTAGTTTAGAACTTGAAAATGGTTCTAAGATTATGGCAGCATCAACATCAGCATCTGCCGTTCGTGGTGGATCTTACAATATTATATTTTTGGACGAATTTGCGTTTATTCCAAATCATATTGCTGATGACTTTTTTGCATCAGTTTATCCAACCATTTCATCTGGACAGAGTACAAAAGTTATCATAGTTTCAACGCCACGCGGTATGAATCATTTTTACCGCATGTGGCATGATGCT